CTAATCCTAATTCCGTGGCTACCAGCTTACAGCGATCCCTAAAGGCTTTGCCATGATGCAACCAGCGATCACCTTTTTGCCGATGAAAGCTCATGTGTATCATTTCATGGCATAGGGTAGTAATAACGGTGTAGTAATGACCGCACCTGGCAGAAGATACTGTGACTGTATGCTCAAAATCCTCGCCACTATCCAGTAGGTATGTACCCATAATCTCAGCATCGGCTGTTACGATAAAATCTACTTCTTCTGGTAATGGCATCTTCCAGCGTGTGTACGGATAGCAACACGCCAAAGAAGCGTAGAGATTCCTAAGTACGGCTGGACTTAGTTTCATACTTTATTTATGCAGCCCCTAAACTCAAACTCGCCATTAACCTCGTCAGACACCATAATTAGTTCTGGCATCAGCATACGACCTTTATCAAACGACAGCATTACAAAGCCGCTACGCCAGTCTTTAGGGCTATCCTCGCAATATTCAAAGGTAGGACTCATAGGATCGGCTAGACATCCTGTTTGTATGCCCCAATAAGTTCCTTGGTAGTTTGTAATGGGAGAGGCGCAAAGGACATGGGTATGCCCAGTAATGATGTTGGTATTACCTGCCGCAGTAAGGTTGCTGTAGCCAGCAGTACGACCACCTTTGTAGCGATGCTTAACTACGGTATTTTCGCCAATCCAGTAAGACCAGCAGGTTTTCCACTCAGGAAAATGGTACTTTAGGCTAAAGCCATCTACGCCAGAATACTCAGGCACTTTGTTTACAAGCCAAGATTCGTACCGCATATCGTGATTGCCGAGTGTCCATATTAGCTCGCAACCTGGCGGTTTATGTTTAACAATTTCATCAAGGTGATGCTGACAGGCTTTAAGCTCCTCTAATACGGTAGGCTTCTGATCGTAGTTGATTGATGGGAAACGGCTTAATACTTGACCATCAAACGCATCGCCATTGCATATAATAACCTCTGGCTTAAATGTATCAATCATTACCAACAAGGCTCTAAATGCCGTTGTTGTCGTATCGGTAAAGTGGGCATCGCTAAATACAATGACTCTCTTTACTTTGTCCGCATCTATGCCTCTGCGTACATTGTGAGCCGCCTGTTCTATTTTCTTTTGGAAGTAAGCTGGATTTTGACTATCAAAGGTATCTAGGGTTATGCCGTATCGGTTTTCTAAAGCTCGCCGCCTTGCCATAACATTGCGTATATTGATATTGTGTTTTTCGGAGAACTTTACTGGGCTGCCTATTGTTTTCCAAGAAGCAATCCACTCATCATCAGTCAGGTGATAACCAGCCATATATGCCCTTTTTTACAAGTTATTGAAATAATACAATATTTTGGTTATTATTGTAAGAACCAATTAACAGGGCTAACCATTGAACGCAATCGTTATCGCTACCAAAACCGCTAAGTGCTTACCTGTTTTACTTGCGTCAATCGACCAATATGTACCAAAGGATGTAGAAATCTATATTGCTGGGTCAGAACTGTTGTGTAAAAACAACAAAACACACAATCTACCTAACGACCATACAAACTTTGGTGACTCGTACAACTACGCAGTAAGTGTTGCTTTTAAACAACACGATGACATTATCGTAGCGAATGACGATATTGTGCTTAATCCAACCAGCTACTCAAAGCTCAAAGAAGATACATTGTATCTACGGGATTACCCTATAGGCTGGGTATCAGCTAGATCAGACTATTCTAGGGGAGTACAAAACATCCGCATCGGCACAGATCGAGATGGCATCCGTTTTGTAGAAGAAGATACGATTCAACTATCGGATGTCATATCCCCATTGTTTGCATCTATTAACAAAAAGGCATGGATAGACTTTCCATCTATCAACTGGTACAGCGATGATGTGCAATGCCTAAAGATGCGATATAGCGGATTTGCTAACTTTGTAAGCCGCAGCTATGTCCACCATGTAGGAAGCTCTACAATAGGCATGGATCACGCTAAAAATCACAAAGAGGCAATGGACTGGATGAAAACCAACGAACCTGACTTTTACGAGTATTTCAATGGAAAATGATTCTATAACTCAGCGTTTACAGAACTGGGCATGGTATGTCACTTGGGGCGTGGTTGGTCCGCAACCTGACACCACTTGCAGATCGTTTGAAAAGAACTATGTTCCCGAACTGGGAAGCCTGTACGAACCAGAAGAACCCCATTACGAGCCTGACCATGTAGACGGGGAGCTAATAGAGCAGACAATCAAGGGATTACCCTTAAATCAGCGACAGGTGCTTAAACTACGCTATGTAAGCCACCCTTACGCATCCATTAACCAATTAGCAAATGCCGCTAGAACATCAGCGCATAAATTAGAACAAGACATCAGCAATGCAAAAAAACGACTCCAGCACGAACTGGATAAAAAGAGAAAAGCAGCACACTATTCGGACTTGTGCAAGTTGCAAGATAAACAAGAACACAGAGGTCGGGATATTCCAAAGGTACAACAACGGAATGAATGAACGCTTTTTGTGCCTATCTTGCGCTAAATTAAAATAAGCATTAAAATTGTCTTGGGCAGATTCGCCCATTTTTTTTATGGGTACTGATATGAAAATGATGGGTTTGCTAGACGAGATGATGTCAAAAGCCGAAGAAGAAGATGATGGCGTAGAGTATCTCGTTACAAAGAACATCAATAAAGAGATGGTGGCTGCATTAGAAAAGACCCACCATTTTGGCTACCCAGACGCTAAGATCGCTAAGTTTTGGGGCATCCCATTAGAAGAAGCGCAGAACCGTGTATGCGGCAACTGCGAGTATTTCGACAACTGCACAGAAGCATTAGCTGAAATCAAGCCTGTAATCCCTGAGTCCGATGGCTATTGCCATAAGTACGAGTTTGCTTGTAGCTCTAGCAAGGTATGTGATTCGTGGGAAGAATCAGAAGATAAATACGAGGACTGATATGCCAGGCAAGGGACTTTACGCAAATATCGCTGCAAAGAAAAAACGGATCGCTGCTGGATCAGGCGAGAAGATGAACAAGGTTGGCTCAAAAGCCGCCCCATCCGCTAAAGACTTTAAAGACGCTGCTAAAACTGCTAAACCATACAAGGCTAAAAAATGAAGATGGCTGCTAAACAAAAGAAGGTCGGCAAGGTAATGTCAGAGTACAAAGCTGGCACTCTACATTCTGGCAAAGGCGGCAAGGTAGTTAAGAACCCTAAACAGGCTATTGCTATCGCTATGTCAGAAGCCAAGATCAAGCCTAAGAAAAAATGAATGTACGGGAAGCCGCTAAGTTATTTGAGCGCATAGGTGTAGAAGGCTTTAACAAGCCAAAGCGCACACCTAACCATCCCACTAAAAGCCATGTCGTAGTAGCAAAAGAAGGCGATAAGGTTAAGACCATCAGATACGGTCAGCAAGGCGTTAGCGGTAGCCCAGCGACCAAAGGTGAGTCAGCAGCAGATAAAGCCCGTAGGAAGTCGTTTAAAGCCCGTCATGCAACTAATATAGCTAAAGGCAAGATGAGCGCAGCTTACTGGGCAGATAAATCTAAATGGTAATATAAATGCACCCATCAGCAATGCAAGCAGCAACAGAGTTCTTTGATAGATTCTCAAATGAATTTGTAGAGCCTACGATTGTAGAAATTGGCTCACAGAATGTAAATGGCAGCATAAAGGATGTAGCGCCACCAAGCAATTATGTAGGGCTAGACTTCCAAAAGGGCGATGGCGTTGACATCATATTGCAAGACGCCTATTCCTTTCCGTTGCCCGACAATTACGCAGACATAGTAGTAACAAGTTCTTGTTTTGAACATTCAGAGATGTTTTGGCTTACCTTTTTAGAAGGTGTCCGAATACTCAAACCAAGAGGATTGTTTTATATCAACGCTCCGTCAAGAGGTCAGTACCACGCTTACCCTGTAGATTGCTGGCGATTCTACCCAGATGCAGATAAGGCATTACAGACTTGGGCAAAGCGCAATGGCTACAATGTAAATGTAGAATACAAGACAATGATGGAAGGCGTTTGGGGAGATTTCGTTGTCGTTTATCGCAAAAACGCTTAATCTTGGTAGCGGCAAAGACCGCAAAGACGAATACTTTAATGCAGACATACAGTCTAGGGTAAACCCTGATTGGGTAGTAGATATATCTAAGCCGATATTCGGAGATGTAGTTAAGACTCGATTCGGTGATGTAGAGATAAAGCAAGGGATGTTTAACAAGATCATTGCCAACGATGTGCTAGAGCATATCCCAGACTTGGTAAGCGCAATGACCAACTGCAAAGACTTGTTAGAGCCTGGTGGTGAGTTCCACATTCATGTACCTTACGACCTAAGTTATGGAGCGTGGCAAGACCCTACCCATGTCAGAGCGTTCAATGAGAAAAGCTGGCTGTACTACACAGACTGGCATTGGTACTTAGGCTGGAAAGATCGTTTCCACCTAAAAGAACTGCAATTTATTAAAAGCCCATTAGCTGTAGAGATGGACATAAAAGACGAAATGCTAAAGATACTGCCAAGAATGATAGACAGTATGCAGGTGATATTAGTCAAGGAATAAGAACTGTTGTAGAATAACAACATTACCCATCACCCCTAGAGGAATGGAATGGAAAATAGTACAGAAAACAATAATGTAGAGGTTGCGTCAACTAATAAAGGCGGCGCTCCTATAGGCAATCAGAACGGCAAGAAGGGCAAGCTGTTCTACAACCAACTGCGTAAGGCATTGGTACAAGAAGATAGCCGTAAGCTAAGAACTATTGCAGACAAGTTAGTAGATGCTGCCGAGCAGGGAGAGCCTTGGGCGATCAAGGAAGTAATAGATCGTGTAGATGGTAAGGCTGTACAGGCTACAGAGATTAGCGGTGTAGATGGCGATGCAGTAGAGCTAAAGCTGATTGAGTTCGTTATTAAGCGCCCTGAGTGACAGAAGAAGCAAAGCTAACCTTAGAAATTCCAGAGAAGCTAGAGTGCTTACTGGAAGATCATCGCTATAAGATCGTCTACGGTGGGCGAGGCTCATCTAAGTCTTGGACTGTTGCTAGGGTTTTGTTAGCTATTGGGCGCAGAAAGAAGATTAGGGTCTTATGCGCTCGAGAGTTTCAGAACTCCATTAGCGACTCGGTTCATGCGCTGCTGTCAGATCAGATTAAGGCATTAGGATTAGAGGACTTCTATACCGTACAGAATACGACCATCTTTGGGTCTAACGGTACAGAGTTCCTGTTTGCTGGTCTAAAGCACAATGTTACAAAGATTAAGTCGTTTGAAGGTGTAGATATATGCTGGGTAGAAGAAGCTCAGACTACATCCAAAAGCTCATGGGATGTGCTGATACCTACAATCCGTAAGCCTGAATCAGAGATATGGGTAACATTTAACCCAGAGCTAGATACGGATGAAACTTATAAGCGCTTTGTAGTCCTGCCACCAGCGAACGCTAAAGTAGTCAAGGTCAACTGGTCGGACAATCCTTGGTTTCCACAAGTCTTACGAGATGAGATGGAAGATTTAAAAGCTAGGGACATGGATGCCTATCTTAATGTATGGGAAGGCAATACAAGACAGGTCTTAGACGGTGCGGTGTACGCCAATGAACTACGCAAAGCACAGGAAGAAGAACGGATCAAAGATATACAGATAGATAAGTCTATCGCTGTATCTACATTTTGGGACTTAGGCTGGGCAGACATGACAAGTATTTGGTTCGTGCAAACGATACCAGGCGGTGAGGTAAGGATCATAGACTTCTACCAAGACTGCCAAAAGACCATAGATCATTATGTGAATATCCTTCAAAACAAGGGATATACCTATAGGGATCATTGGCTGCCGCATGATGCAGAGCATAAGAACATGACTGGCAGAAGCACAAAAGAGATCATTGAGGGCATGGGATTGCCAGTACGGATTACCCCTAAACTCTCGATTGCAGACGGAATCAACTCGGCAAGGATGCTGATGAATCGGTGCTTCTTTGACCAATCCCGTTGTGCAGAAGGATTACAGGCTTTACGGCATTATCGGTACGCAGTAGATCCTGACACTAAGATGTTTAGCGAGAAACCATTACACGACCAGTTCAGTCATGCTGCCGATGCTTTTAGATACTGTGCTGTAGGCTTAGATGAACAGCCTAATAACTGGAACAAGCCGTTAAAACAAAACACCAAATGGATTATATAAATGGATCAACTGAAACTTAAAAATCTGATTGACTCGGAAATCGACAACTCTATCGGTTTCTTGATGACAGATACGATTGATGACCGTAG